AGTGCAGCGCCTTTAGCTGTCTTGCGAACTGCCATTATTTTCCTCTGTTTTTTCTACACTTAGCAATAGCACCAGATGCATAGGCACTTGGAAATACCTTATACTGAGCTTTTACTTTTCTGTAGCGGCATCTTTTACAGATCCGCCTTTTTTAAGGGCAACGGGCTTTTTCATAGCTTTGCCCATGCCACGACATTTCATCATACCATCTTGCCTTTTGTGTGACCTTTCATGCAGCATCCATCACCGCGGACTTTACCACCCGCTTTCATTTTATGAACTTTACCGCCGCATGACATTTTGTGAGCAGAGTTTTTCATAACTGAACCATCTGGCATTTTGTGGTAACCCTTTTTAACTTTGCCGCCTTTTTTGTAGCCGCCTAAAACTTCTGCTCTTTCTTCATAAGTTAAATTAGGATTTGCAAGTTTAGATTCTTTTTCATAAATATCTTCAAGCTTTTTAGCTTTTTTATTTTGAGTTGGCGTTTGTGCCTCGGACTTAGCTTTGACTGATTTCTTTTTTAATTTCCTTAAATATTTAGCTGCTTCTTTAGCTGCTTTCCCTAACATAATTATTTACCCCTTTTAATTTTTTTAGTTTTACTAAACTCTTTACCTACTTTAGTAGGTACTCCAACTTTCTTAGCAAACTTAGGATTGTTAGCCACAGCTTGCATAAACTTTAATTGCTTTTTACTTTTTGCTGGCATCTTTTTTTAACCACTTTTGCACTGTGTTAGTTTCATAAATACGAATGCCCGTCCAAATTATTGTAAATAAAGCTGCTAACTCTGGTAACCACGACAGGAATGACCCTACAGCAGTAAAAATAGAAGCAGCATCTACTGCATGTTTTGTTGTCTCGTCCATATGATTAATTACCTTCATTAACATTTCCATCTCCGTCTGGCTTGTCTTAGCCTTGAATTAGGGTCTTTTGCTGCTTTTGGAAAATCTTTCATTTGACCTGCAGAACGAGCACAGAACGACTTACGACGTTTAGCATCTTTAGATCCTTTTTTTGGATTTCCTGTAACAGCAGTTTGTAATTTAGAACCAGGATTGGCACGACGATAGGCTGCAACACCTTTCTTAGTCATACCTGCACCCTGCTTGGTCGGGCGAAAATTACCCGACTTCACAGAAGTTTTAATCCCCATTCCCTTCTTTTTGGTTGCCATTAGACACAGTCTCCGATTGACTCGAACCATCGTTTTGTTTCAAACTTTCCAGATACTTCACTCTCGCCCTGTACTTTCTTTGGCTGTTGAGTATTAGTATTTTCTGGTTCAGGTTCTTTATCCATTTTTTAATCATTTTAGCTAGTAAATATAGTTACTGAAGTAACGTTAGTTAGTGTGCAATAAACTTCATCACTAAATAAAACGCCATTATCAGGGATAACCACATCATGACCGCCTACACCAGCAGGTGTCACAATGGTCAAAAGGGTATCGCCAGTAGAGCCATTTTTTAAAACAATAGAACCAGCTGATGCAGCTGATACATAGTTTAAACTTCTAACTCTAGCTCTATGATTTACAGCTGTATCGGGAGACGATGCTGCAACAAAGTTAGTTGCTTTTACATCTGATACCATAGTTATCTCCTATTAGCCAGCTGAAACGGTTAAAACACCAGAATTACTCCATAATTGACCTGCAACTGATGGATCAGAAGTTGGTAAACCACTTAGAATAACTGTGCCGGAAGCTGTGAGAGCTGTTGCTGTAACTGCTGCAGGGGTATTGCCACCTACTGCGCCATCGAAGCCATTAGTTGATACAACTGGGCCTGTAAAGGTTGTTGTTGCCATTTGAATTTCTCCATACAAAGTTAAACTTATCTATCGTGTATGCGTCTGTCGGGGCAGTTAGATAAGTTGATGTTCCCGAATAGGTTAATGATACTCTTTTTAAGAGTTTTGTGCAATAAAAAAGGGGCCGAAGCCCCTTGATTACTTAGCCTTATTTACGAACTCGTATAATCGTTCCGCGTTAGCTAATATGATGTCAAGACCTGGAAAGTTAGGCATATCTACTTTATGTACAATATTACCCTTATCATCTTTCTTAACACTCATTTCCCACTCACCAAACTTGGCATGGAACTCATTAAGTGCTAATTCTTTAGCCATATCAAGAACTTCTGTTCTTATTTCATAGCCGGTCTTGTTAAATTTTACTTCTGGTTTTGCTAATTTCACTGACATAATTTTCTCCTTGTGTGTATGTGTGAGTCAGTATTATAGCAGAATTACTTGTTCATAACGTACATAGTTACTTCAAAGCCAAATCTCATTTCTGTAGCTGCTGGTTTAGTCCACATAATGTTTCTCCTTAAGTTTAAATTTCAGCATTGCTGATAGACGTATAGTAACAAAGGATAACATTGAAGTATCTAATGAAATGTATGAGTTTGAGGTAATAAAAGTGAAAAAGCCCAGCGAGAGGGACTGGGCTTTTCCGAGGAGGGTGCCTAAGAATTAAGCAGCACCTTGAGAGCCCCACATGCCGAGGGGATCTGACCAACCAAATGAATAACGCTCACGAGCTTTGTAACGTACGTTACCTGTGTCGAAGTCGCCGTCCATTGATGTAGTTAATGGCGCACGAGTAAAGTGCTTCATACCATTTGGTACATCGGTTGTTAAGAAGTAGCCATCAGTATCTGTTAAGAAGTGGTTGATAGCATAACCTTCAGGAATCGCACCATTTGATTTAAGTGCGTTGATGTCGTTATCAGCAGTAGCTACACGTAGCTCTGTTTCTAATAGACGAGTTGCAACGAACTGTAAGTTTGGTGGGATAATAAGTTTACGTGGTTTAGCAGCAATCAATAAACCTCTTTCATCAGTCCAACCAGCGATTTGAATCACTGCATTTTCTAATGAAGTTTCGTTTAAGTCAGCAGCAACTGACTGAGTATTGCTGTTTGTACCGCCGTTTACTAGAGGGTGATCTGTTGCAAATAATACTTTGCCATCACCACCTGTATAACTAGAGTTCCAACCATTGTTAAGAACGTTAGCAGCTTTCACTTGTTTAGTGTTAGCCATTGAACGTGCTAATGCTTTAGTGTAACGAGCAGATAAAGTGTCGTAGAGGTTATCTTCAACAGCTTCTTCTGTTAGTGAGAAACCTAAAGCAATGGTTTCGTGGTTGTATCTAGCTGTCCAAGCTTCTTGAGCATTGTCATAAGAGATGGCAGAACCTTCTCCTTTAACAGGTGCATTACCAAAGCCTGATAGTTTTGTTTCTTCTTCAAAGGATCTTTCTGAAGTTTCAGATTCGTAGATCTCTTTGTGCTCTTCACCATAACGCTGGTATTCCATTCCGAATAAAGCATTAAGGCCAGGGAGCAATTCTTTTAATAACTGCGCTCTTGAAATTGCCATGATTTATTCTCCTTAAATACCGGTCTTGTTCAGATAGCTATGAGCATCTGGGTTGAATTTAACTAATACGTCAGTATAAGCATCGCCAACAGCTGAATCAGGAGAATCAACAAAGTCTACGACTCTGAATGCAAAACCTGAAGTTGTGTTAACGGTTGCATCTAATGCTGTATTAGAGTTACCTGTAGTTGTAGAACCAGTTGAAGTAGACTGAACTGCTGCTAAATGAGCATTTGAGCCTAATGTAGCTTGGGCCATAGAGCCGTCAGCTTGTACTTGTAAAAGTACATCTGGGTCATCAACAACGTAAGCAACTGCATCGCTTGCTACTGTGCCTGTTGGCCAGTATTGTGCAAACAATTTTTGCTTAGTATTTGGGTCTGTATATGAACATCCTACAAACACACCGATAGTTCCCGCTGGGAATGGTGTCGAGTTATCTCCGTTTGTAGTAACCAATTCAACAGTACCTGCAGCTACAATAGATACAATTTGACCGTTGAAAAGATTTGATGCATAGCCAGACGCAATTTTAATTTGGCGAGTAGAACCAGCATAAGGCTGTCCACCTACCAAGTTTACGGGCTTAAATCCGTAAGGGGCGGCTGTGCTTGCCATAATATCATCTCCTTAAAGAATATTATTAACCTTTACCAAAAGAAGTAGTAGATTTTTTATCAGAGAATAAAGGCATTCTAGGATCATTCTGTCTCATTAAGTTATTATCAACCGCTTGTTCTTGATCCTTAGCTTTTTGTTGATAATAAGCATTTCTCTGATCTACCATTTCTTGAGGCATTTTACAAAGTAGTAAGCCGCCAACTTCAATACAATCTTTAAATCTTGAGTCAGCACTTACCGGTAAATTTACTTCTGGGTGATCTGAATGTTTCACAGGTTCCCAGCCTTCACGCATTTTTGAAGACACATTTAGGTTATCAGCATCGTTAGCAAGTGAGATC